CATTTCAGGCTGAGTATTTTTGTGCATTGATGCTTCATGTTTATGAATGCCTTTCATAGCAGCTTCATGTACCATGTGTGTAGCAACATTAGCTTCGTGCTTCATAGCACCAGCTTCTGCATGATGAGGATGACCTGCTTCGTGCTTCATAGCATGAGCATGATCTGAACCAGAAGCACAAGATGCTGCATAAGAACGATAGCAGTTTACGAGTTCGTGCATACGAACGCGCTTGCCATCAACTTCTACTTCATCATCTGCGGATGCTTCAAACACTTGACCCTTTTGGGTCTTCCATACAGACATAAGATCATTAAGACGAACCGACTTACCATCGACGTCTACTAATGTCTCGCCTGGAATTTCCTGTACCTTTTCTTGTTTATCCTCGACACCGTTTAGACGGTCGGCGAGTTTTTGGAATAATTTAAACATATTAGTAGTTGAGTTAGAAACGAATGAATTTAATCGAAACACAGCATCTTCGTACCGAGGTTTCTCCACGATGGCTAAGTGCTGAAATTTAAGACCTGTGATTTCACGTTCATAGCGAATGCCATGATACACGCCACCTGGGCCAAAAGAGGTAACTTCATATGCGCATGAAGGGCGTTTGCCTGCTCTCATCTTTGATTTAGCAGCGTCTGTATCTACAGTTCCTTCGCAGTAATACCAGCCATCTTCAGGATTGTAGGATACTGATTCGATGATACCGTTTTCTACGGTATGACGATCAACCTTACTTACATCGACATGTCCGATAGTAAGAGGATTTCCAATAGCAGTATCTAAGCATTTATCGATTGTCTCTTTTCTTAAAAGTTCAATTCCGCCATTGACCATGTCTTTATATGACACAATACCAGGCTCGATAAATTTAGATTTAAATTTAGTACCGCCAGAAAAATTAAAACGGTCCGTATCAATGATACGGAGATATGTAGGTGCTTCCAATACTTCACTCATAATAATTTAGGATTGGGATCGCGACGCAACGGCAGTTATAGTCTTCGCCTGGGTTCGCCCTGCGACCACGCGCCGTGTCGACGATTGGTGGCGAGCTCCACGAGAAGACCCTTTTGTTGAGTTCTTGATGGTCTTCACGGACGAGCGCATCGTTGGACGTACTCCAGATATACTCGGTACTTCCAATTTCTTTGTATCGTTCTTCTCTATACTTTGAGACTGCAAGACTGGTTTCTTGTTCAGCAATAAATCTTGCTTTTCGCTTGGCAATTCCGTACTCGGCTTCGAGTATTTTTTGAAGCCTATCAGCACGGCCACCTGCGAAAAGATTTTGTTGAACTTTAGCACGGAGTTCTTGAGTTAATTCGATTGAAAAGTTTTTAATTTCGAGATCCGTAGCTAATGTTAATTTTTCCCGCATTGCCTTTGCAATCCCTGGAGTTATTTCAGGTTCAACGGTAATTCCCTCAACATCAGCCACTGACTCTGAAAACTGCTTTTGAAGGTCGGAACTTATTTTGTCAACGGATTTTACAAGATCAATGCCTGTTGGTGCAGCCAGTAAGTTGGCCTGCATGTCTTGTAGCGTCTTAATTAAGGTTTTATGGATGTCTTCGGACTTTTGTTTAGACGCTGCAATAAGCTGTCTTATGTCAAGCGGGACTAAAGCTTGTTCCAATTTAAAGGTATCGCCTGACTTTGAAGCTCCGATACTGCGTAATTCCTTACTAATTGCAGCATTAAACTTGCCGTAAAACGTACCATCCGCATACCAAACCCTGCCTGTTCGGAGTGCTTCCCTTAACGCCATTTCGTCATTTTCGCGCACATTTAGCCCCTCTTCCCTTGCTTCTTCAAACAGAGGGTCAAATATGACTTCCTTTAAATATTCCAGTAAGTCACGTTCAATAAGATCAGTATACTGATCCTTGTGAATAATCGGGGATAAAGTTTGTTTCACTTCTCATTTTTCCCAGACTTTTTTTCCTCTGGTCCCGCGGGCTTACTTGCTTCAATCATATCCATTGGATCGACATCGCGAATACCTTCAGATACTTCGGTGTCGATTGGTAATAAGTCTTCTCTTTGGAGTAGAGTTGAGGCTTCTTTACCTGTGATAAGACGTTGCTTGAACTGCTCTAGGATTCGATTCTGTACAGAAGTCTTAACTTGTTCTTCCTGTACTCCGTCAAGTACCTTAAGCGGTTTCCACTTAATTGTATACTCGGGGATAAAACCAAAAAGTTGCATCATGCGAAGATCAATGATCTCCGTTAGTACAGGTTGAGCGTCTTGACGTATTTGCTCAACAATCGCGTTGTAGTTTTCTAACGCATCTTGACCGCCACCGAATCCTGTGGCCGATTCACCGAATAGCTTATTCATCGGTATCTTTAAAGCCGATGATAAGTTTAATCTAATTTGTTGCCAAATCTCAGCTAAACCACCCCAAGTTAGCTGCTTTTGCATATAATCATCTTCAACGTCCATTGCCAGTCCATGTTGGAAGTTTTTCATCTGGTTGGACAATTGAACTCTTTGCTGAACATTCGACGTACCTTCAGGGGTTAACAGGGCATCATTGAAGCCTTGGATTTTGAAGACGTCTATTTTTGCTTCATCGAGTAACTCGAATATTAAATTCTCGAATTTTATGAATGAATTGATTGGACGGATACAACGCTCAATTTCACTCATTCCCCAGCCTTGTAAGCGCAGGCGGATATACGAAGGTGCTTCCACCCCCAAAACTTTTATCACGCGCGAATAATGGAGCGGTATTCCGTAAAAATTAAACGGTGTCGGATTTCGCTCATCGAAGATATTCGTTTGTGATAAAATCAGTTCCCAACGATCAGCAGCAATAAACTCTAAAGGTGAGTCTTGCTTTATTTTTTCTACATCGAGGGGTTCTCTAAAATCTTGATCCGTGTTTACAACGAGTCCTGCGCCACCATATAGGCGACTCCAGTTTAAAACATCCATTGCAACACGAATATCCGATATGCCTCTATGGATCGCAGCATTCGGATTAATTGGACGCTTAAATTGTTCTCCACGACCGCGGGATTTTTTAAGCGTATTCATAAGGAGTTGTAACTCCTCGTGATCTAATTCATTAGATGTAACTTCAATTCCACCACGAAACGCATCTTCTACTGGCTGCTTTACTACGGTTTGAATCAAACCGATACTCATGTAAGAGTACGAAAGTAAAATACGATTGAGTGTTAGGGGCGTGTAGCTACTACCCTCAGATAATGTGAAGGGATATGCTATCGTCTGAGTGGCGGTCGGATCACCAACGAATAACCCGTTAAGGAACTCGTTCAGACTGTTGTTACGCTGGGTAGATTGCGACATCTGTAATGTCTCTCTTGACCTTATGGTTTTTTGTTTCAAGCATAAAAGCATGATCTCCCCACGAAGACCGCGTGATCCTAAATGTATCCTCATCGGCATGGCTATTGGTAATGGAACTACTCGCTGGGAAACCAGTCTAGCTCTTATCAGTTTACTTGTAAGTGGGTTAACCGAGTACGAATTTGCTATTGTACCCATGGGGGGCTGCGATATTGCCCATGCCCGCAACTTACTTATCCATGCATGGCATACTCAGTACACGCACTGCGGTAAGCTCCTTTTCATCGATTCAGATGTAAAGTTCACCGCAGACGACATTTTTAAGATAATCTCTAAAGAACTCGATATTGTCGGGGGTCTTTACCCATTAAGTGGTAACGGGCTACGCTGGTCGTATAACGGCTGGTCTCGCTGGTCACCTAAATACCCAGAACTTTGGGAAGTCCAAGAACTATGCACAGGCTTTATGTGCATCTCATGGAACGTAATTGAGCATATGCTTGAGCACTGCTACTGGGTTAAGCCGTTTGTTGTCGAAGACTGGCAATACAGAGGGGAAACCGCTTACGAGTTTTTCTGGATGGGTGTACACGAAGGTCGCAGATTCTCAGAAGATTTCTATTTCTCCATGCGCGCACGCGAGGCGGGATTCGATATTTACGTTGATCCACAAGTTCAGCTTGACCATATCAAAACTGTGGGGTTATTAAGCTTCATACTTCCTGATGGTAAGACAAAACTTACGCTTCAGGAGATGAAGCCAAATAGTTGAGGGAGCAGGATTGGATACCTACCGTTTCCCCGATCCGCCGTGGACCTGCATCCGCGTGATGCCGTCCCTCAATTAAAGCCGTTTGAGTTCTAGATTAGTAAAGTCAAAACTAATCGTCGTGTTTATCGTGTAACTTGAAGATTGTCGGCTTCTCTAAGGTTAGCTCACATTCGTAATGATCTTCGGTACTTAAGCCTTCCCAGACCACTTGGTATAGCATTGTACCAGGTCTATAAATGATCCCAATGATTATGCCCATATCCTCTGAAGTCTTGTGATAAATCGTATCACCAAGATTGTATAGAGGTACATCTTTCATTTTTTCGCTCGTGGTTTGCCTAGTACATTAAGAATTGAAGTTGGTTTACCAAGAAGGATGTTGACCCCATCAGACCAACAGTCCACTTGATCGTCTGTAGTTGATTTACCATCTTCTCTAAATTGCGCAAGCTCGACTTCTAAAGCTGCAAGCCAGTTAGCGTTCTTCGGCAAATACACCATGCCCGTCTGCTGATACGGT